TCCGTAAACTACAACAATAACTTCCAATTCATTGAAATACCTAATTTAGGGCAACACCCATTCCTAGATCATTTCGTTATTGAGGTTAATACCCAAACCATCGGCGAAGGCATTGCGGTATTTTTGGGTATCGGTTACGATGAATGTATTGGATATATTGGGGAGAATAATTTTACGCATTGCCAATTTCCACGCAATGGCTTTCATGGTCATCACATGCGTTACAAAGGCATTACATTAAACCAGCTACGTGGTTTATTTGATATTGCCAAACAAAAGAAAGACACTAAATTTATCCCAATCTTATCAGAATTAATCCTAACTCAAGTATTGCCACTATTCAATCAGCCGCAGCACCAAACTCAACCGCAGATAAACTCTGATTTTAGCCAAGAAATTACACTCAATCCAGTTAATGCAAATCAACCCTTAACGATGTCGAGTTTGGAGATTGCTGTGATGTGTAATAAAGAGCATCGTAATGTAATGGCAGACATAAAAACCATGTTCGAACAGTTAGAAATTCAACCTGCTGAGTTTTCAGCAGATTACAAAGATAGCCGTGGACGCACTTATCCATGCTTTAATTTAGACAAAGAAATGTCATTAACCTTGGTTACCGGCTACAGCGTCGTATTACGCCATAAAATTATTAAGCGCTGGCAAGAATTAGAAAATCAATTAACCGGTGGCGTGCCGCAAATTAGCGCGCAGCCTGTTGTTCCAGCTCCAGCACCAACTCACGGATTACCCACGGCCAAAGATTTAGCCATGATGGTGCTTAAATCCGAAGAAGAAAAAGAATCGCTTTTAATCGACTATAATTTTTTAAGTAAAGAACTTTGCCAAACGATTCGAGAAAAAGCACAAATTAGTTCCAAGCGTGAAGCTTCAGCGTTAGGTAAATTAGCCCGTGCGAATGATAAAATTCGTCGCCTGGAGGCGCAAGGTGTGCTGAACTTAGATGGTGAAAAACTGTCCTTGCTAGAAATTGCGAATAAATTGAATGTTGCACCTCAGGCGCTGGCACATGTTATTTCTAGTTTGGGTATTTTTGGCATAACTTGGCTATGCGAGTCTCAAGTAACTGGACACAGAAATGGTAAGCTAGATTATGATTGGGTTTACACGCCGTTAGCGGTGGCTTTAATTAAACAAACTTTAGAAAAGGGTAAATAATTATGAAAAAACGAACTGAATATTTTGGCAGCAACCCCGTGCGTTATGTGCAAGATGAGCATGGTTTAGATTATGTTTGCGTGCAGGATTTGCGCGATGCGTGTGATCCAGCTAGTTTGGTGGTGCATTCAGTGGGTAATGATGTGCATTAAGGTTAAATTTAGCGCTAAGTTATTGACAATCAGGTTAAAATGGTGCGATAATCTAGGTGAGAAGAAAGGAAGCGGTCAGGCTTCCTCTCTAATCGTAGTAATTATTTAAAGCGTTTACTACGGTGATTCTTCTGGTTTTGAAGCCGTATCTTGATTTTGATGTTCACAGATACGGCTTTTTTTATGGCCAAAAGAAACACAATCACCGCCGTCGATAATAGCATGATTTGCTCCTAAAAGTTAAACCATGTATCACCTAGACGGCAGCGTAACCACCATCTAGGTGATACGCCTACCTTGCAAGCAAAGTCAAAGATTATAGCATATGGGTGAGTTCACCTAATTGGTTGATATTGTAAAACTACATCGTGTGACGTGGTTTTTTGCTATAATACCATCCATATGGATTAGATAATAAAAGGAATTGACCATGTCAGCAACAATAAAGCATTTTAGCGTAGTAGAGTATATTCAAGAACTTAAGCGGGCTAAATTTACCGATGAGCAAGCTCAAGTTGTCGCAAGGATATTTGAACAGCAAGCTGAAACTATTCAAGATCAGCGCATTGAAATTGATGCGCTTAAAGCTAAAGAACCAGCCACTAAAAGCGATATCTATGAAATGAAACACGAGATAAAACAACTTGAGTTAAAAATTGAGCAATATCGTTACGATAGTTTAAAATTCATAGTTTGGACTGGAATTGGTATCACGTTTACATTATTGGTAACACTTGGTGGTATGCTAGCTAAAGGGTTCCATTGGTTTTAATTTAAATTATAATTTGTTAATGTCAAACCACAGCCAGTTGTTACCAACTGGCTTGTTTTGTTGGTCCAACAGTGAATCAATATAATCAGCCCAATTCTGCAGAAGCTTCTTGCGCTCTTCCAATAAGTTAGATTTCTGATAGTGTTTTTTGAGTCCAGGTTGCACGTGAGCCAGCGCACTATCAATTACTTCATGCCGACAACCTTGTTCGGCCAGAATTGTCATGCCTGTGCGTCTAAAGTCGTGCGGGGTAAATTTATCCATTTTATAGTTATCAATCATCCAGTTTAAATCATTGCGTAGGCTTACGCTGTTGTAGTGGCTATTTTTGGTGGCAAACACATATTCAGATGCTGGATTGAGCTGTTTTAATTTGCTCCACAAGTTAATCACTTGCTGCGGGATGATTAGCGTAAAATTGTTAATGCTCTTAGTTTCGCGCAATACAACCCTCCCAGTCTCCAAATCAACATCTTGCCATTTCAGGCGCAATAATTCCTCTTTCCGAGTCAGTAATACCGCCAAGCTATAAATAACAGTTTTTTCTAGCGCTAGCGTTTGATTGTCTGCTGCCATCGCATTAAATAAACTCTTTATTTCATCAGGTGACAGATAACGTTCAACTGGCTTAATTTTATAACTTCGCTCTAAGTCACGCACTGGATCATGAGGGATATAGCCTTCTTTTTTAGCCCACTTAAATATCATCTTAGTGCGCTGTAATAACCCTGCCGCAATTGATTTAGCACCATCTTTATCGGCTTTTGCCATGATCTCAGTAATATCAACCTCAACAATCTTTTCCATTACAACATTGTTGAGTATCGCCATGCGCTGCATAACGGTACGCCATTGAGTAACACTAGACGGTTTAATATCAATAAAATGCTGTTCTGCAAAGAGGTTGCTCACTTCACCAAATGTTTTGCCGAGTTTCTCAACCGAGCTGGTGTAGTCCTTAGGATTAATACCGCGTCCAATCAATGAACGAATTCCACGTGCTTTATCACGCGCTTGAGCTAAAGATATCTCAGGGTATGGACCAATTGAATGCCAAGTGGTTTTAAATCCAGTATTAGTTTTAAGCTTAACGAAGTAAACCCATGTGGCGTAGTTTTGATTCATTCTTAAATACAAGTTCCTACCATCACAAATTCTTGAACCAACTTTAGGTTTGCTTGAGATATAGCGTTGAATTTGTTTGTCGGTTAATTGGTCTGTTTTTATTAGTGGCATACCACCTCCATTCTTAAGTGCATTATTATAACCATATATTAATGGCGGTAGAGATAGAATATTACATAAATATATATAAATAACAGTTTGTTATATTGCTACTGTGTTGGTGGGTATCTTAGTTTGTTCCGTAATATTCCGTATTTTTCCGCAATATTCCACGGTTGGTTTAATAGAATTGTATTGTCTAAAGAAAATGCAAAATAAATTTGACACGTTGCCAAGAAAATCGTATAATTGTCACACTTGAAACAGTTATAAGTAATTTGAACCCTGCCAAATCGGCGGGGTTTTTGCATTTCTAAAGGGAATTTTATGTGGAACTAATACTTTTCAACCGCAAACGGCTAGCAAATTTGTTTGGCGTCTGCACTAAAACAATTGATAAGATGATTAATGAAGGTGAATTACCACCAGCAGATTACAGTATTCGCAAACGCCAGATTTTACTTTGGAAGCCATCTACGATTCAAACCTCATTGGATGCAAACAATAAAGCATTATAAAACAGTGTAATACTGTGTTGATAGACCTTAGGGCATTAGCTCAGAGGTTTTTTATTAGCAATGGCACGCTGCTAAAAATCCCAAGGTACTCCCAGCAGATTGGGAATCCTCACGGGTGAATTCAGCGCAGAGTATCGCTAGTAATAAAGTTTCAAAATTGCCTTAACTTTGCCTTAACTTTATTTTGTAGCATTTTTGCACTTATTGGGTAATATTAAAATGTATCAATATATTATTGTAAAACTTAAACTTAACTTTACCTTAACTTTTTAACACCTCGGTTTATACTAAGGTATTTTTATTGGAGTTGATATGGTTTTAATATCACAAATAGCGTTTGCAAAAAAAATGAGCATCTCAAAATCAGCTGTTTCACAATTAGTAGCTCAAGATAAATTACCTCATCAGGGTAAAAAAATAATTATGCCAGATGCCGAGCGTGCCTACCACTTACTTAAAAGCGGTTTGGGATTAACAGCTCCAGCAGCAGTACCTGAAATTTTAGAACCTGGACAATTTCCAGTAAAATCTGATGGTGATGCAACTATGCAAGATTTGCTAAATGCTAAATGTAAAAAAGAAAATGCACTTGGTGATCTTCATGATACGAACTTAAAAAAAATTAAAGGTGAGTTATTATCAGTTGAAGAAGTTAGCGCACAAGTGGTTGCTGGTATAACAATTGTCAGAAATAATTTTATTAGTTTACCCAATAAAATTGCACCACAGCTCGAAGGGTTAAGTGCTGCAGAGATTCAGTTAAAGCTAGAAGATGCGGTGAATGATATTTTGACAGATATTTACAGTCTTCGTGATAAGTACTTAGTGGATCCAGAAAATGAGCAATCGGCAGAATATTTATCATAATTTTATTAGCGCTTGTAAACCAAAGCCTAAATTAACTATTTCGCAATGGGCAGATCAGTATCGCTATATTGCTCGTGGTACTAGTCCAGAGCCTGGACGCTGGCAGACGCATAGAACTCCATATACTAGAGAAATTATGGATATATTTAATTCTGCTGCTAATTTAGTAGTAGTCTGTGCTAGTTCGCAAGTTGGCAAAACCGAGATTGGATTAAACATTCTCGGTTTTTATATGGCTGAAGATGCAGCTTCGATTATGTACTTACTCCCAACTGAGGGAATGGCAAATGATTTTAGTAAAACACGCATTGAGCCGATGATTAAAGCTAGTCCCGTACTTAAAGAATTGTTTAGTGGTAATACTCGGGACAGTGACAATACGATTGAGTTAAAAACTTTTCCATCAGGATATGTGGCGATTTATGGCGCGAGTACACCAACTAAATTAGCAAGTAAACCAATTCGGGTATTGATTGCTGATGAAATAGATCGTTTTCCTGATGAATTAGCAAGAGAAGGTGATCCGATAAAACTTGCCTTACAGCGCACGACTAACTTTTTTAATCGTAAAATTTTATTTATTTCTACTCCAACAACGAGAGAGAAATCACGAATAATCGAGTGGTTTGAGAAATCTGACAAACGCTACTACTACATTCCATGCCCAGATTGTGGACATGAATTTGTGTTAACGTGGGAGATGGTTAAGTGGCAAAAAGCTGAAAATGGTGAATTATTAATTGATTCGGTCTATTTAGAATGTCCAGCCTGTAGTTTTCATATTACAGACCGCCATAAACCTGAATTTTTAGCAAACGGTCGTTGGGTTAGAACTGCAGAACATAAAACCATGCCTGGTTTTCATATCTCCAGTTTATACAGCCCTTGGGTTAAATTTGCTGAATTGGCTGCAGAGTTTATTGAGGCAAGTCGTTCACGAGATAAATCCAAGCTTCGTGAGTTTATTAATTTGAAACTCGGTGAGCCGTTTGAGGATGCTGCAGAAGAGATTGAGATTGAAACGTTGCAAGCACGGCGCGAATATTACAATTGTGATTTACCTGAAGGTGTTTTATATTTAACCGCCGGTGTTGACGTACAAGATGACCGTTTAGAATGTCAAATTATTGGTTGGGGAATAGGTAAAGAATCATGGATAATTGAATATCGTCAATTTTATGGTAATCCAACTGGTGATGAGGTATGGCAAAAACTAGATGAGAAATTATCGCAAAGTTTTTCTTTTGCTGATGGTAGAAAATTAGCTATTGGCGCTGCATGCGTAGATAGTGGTGGTCATCATACCTCAGAGGTATATAAATTTACTAAATCACGCCGAGGTAAAAGAATTCATGCGATTATTGGTCGAGCAGGACAAGGACGTCCGATAGCGGGTAATTTTACGACAAATAATAAAGCCAAAGTAATGTTATTTACAATCGGAGTTGATAATGCAAAAGCAACTTTATATCAGCGGCTACACTTACAGACAGTGGGTCCAGGATTTATACATTTTCCATTTGAAACTGAAAAGCTTTGTGATGACTTTTATTTAAGAGGTTTGCTTTCTGAGAAATTAGAAATGAATTTCAAGAGTGGTAAGAAAAAATGGGAATGGAAAAAGATTGTGGCCAGAAATGAACCATTGGACACCGCCGTTTATGCGTTAGGTGCGCTGGAAATATATCCACCTAATTTTGAGCGATTAAAATTAGAGGTTGCAGAATTACCCAAAGAAGTTAAACCAGCACAGCGCCGAGTAATTTCAGAGCGTAAAATTGTTAGCAGCATTAATATTTATGAGTGAGTAAAACATGACTGAATTGGAAGAAGCTAAAGAAATGCTAAGCGCGTGTAAAGCGGCACAGTTAGCGGCGTTACGCGGGGCAAAGTCTTACATGATTGGCAGCCGACAGTTAACACGTTATGATTTGGCCAATATCCGTGATGAGATTATTTTTTGGCGTGGTGAGGTGGCGCGATTAAGTGGAACATTTAGACGAGTTATGCAAATTGCACCAGGGGGAAATTAATGTTTGAAAAATTGACAGCGAAAGTAAAGCAAGTATTTAATGCGTATGCAACAACTGGTTCAAATACTTCATATGGTCAGAACAGTCAAACAGGTTACGGTGGATCAGGGGGTGGCGGTGCAGCTAGCAGCGCAACTACGGCGCTTTGGAATTCATTCAGTACATCTGCGGATAGTGATTTAATTGTAAATCGTGACACACTAGTACAGCGCAGTCGTGATTTATTTATGTCCACACCATTAGCGACTGGAGCGATTAAAAGTATTGCCAGCGGAGTAGTTGGCGGTGGATTAACACTATCAGCTAATATTAATTATGAATACCTTGGTATTGACCGCGAAGTGGCACGGGAATTAGAGAAGAAAATAGAGTTTGAGTTTGGTCTGTGGGCGAACGATGCTGATTGTTGCGATAGTACTGGAACATTAAATTTTGAACAAATGCAACAATTAGCCATGCTTTCAGTATTACTAAGCGGTGATGTATTTATTCTGATGCCAATAATTGAGCGTAAAAACTCAATTTATGATTTAAAACTAAAGTTTCTCGAAGCGGATCGGGTACAAAATCCTAGATCTAGAGATTTACATAAAAATATTTTAGCTGGGATTGAGATTGATGACACAACTGGCAGGCCATCGCACTATCATATAGTTAATCAGTTGCCGTATGCGGTTAATTACGCAACGGTAAAACCTACAGAATGGGCGCGAGTACCTGTATTTGGTGAAAAATCTGGACGTAGGAATATTTTGCATTTGTTTACCGTTGAACGTCCTGAGCAACGGCGAGGAATCCCGTTGTTATCGCCTGTGATTAATACATTTAAGCAATTATCGCGCTATACTGAAGCTGAAATTATGGGTGCAATTGTCCGTACTATGTTTGCGGCATTCATTCAAACGGACGACCCAACTGGTGAATTACTTGAAGAAATCAAGGCACAGGGTTACAAAGATAGCCCGTTATATAAAATGGCTCCTGGTATGGTTATGACATTAAAGCCAGGAGAAAAAATGGTTACAGCAACCCCTGGTGGAGCTAATCAATCATTTGATACCTTTATTGATTCAATACTCAAACAGATAGCTGTTGCACTGGAAATACCACCAGAATATATGATGAAAAACTTTACTTCGAGTTATTCAGCTTCGCGTGCAGCAATTATTGCAGCACATGAAATGTTTAAAACTCGTCGCAAATGGTTAGTTAATAAGTTCTGTGAACCAGTTTATCGCGAATGGTTATCGGAAGCTGTTGCTAAAGGTCGAATTGCGATGCCTGGTTTCTTTGATGACCTCGCAATTCAAGCTGCTTGGTCCAGCGCTAACTTCAATGGTTATAGTATGCCGCAGATTGATAGTGAGAAAGAGGTTAATGCCGCAGAATTGAGGGTTAGATATGGATTTAGTACTCGAGCTAGGGAAGCTGCAGAGCTTACAGGGTTAAATCATGATGAAATTATAAAAATTCTTGAAGCTGAGCAATTAGGCATGGATAAAATTAGAAGAACAGAAAAGCCTGTTTATACTGGAACAGTTTCAAGTGATTCAATGCTAAATAAACTTCAGAAAGTTGAGCGATGATTTTATTAACGTAAAGTAATTATTGTATTGGTTGATGCAAAAGCAAAACCCCGCAGAGTTAGACGCTCTTAATGCGGGGTTTTTATATTGAGAAGAAAGGAATTATACCATAAATGGATTTATATAGTAATAGGAGTTTTATCATGGCTCTAGAAATTATACGCGACTCTGTGTCATTACAGGCGTTATTGTGGGGTGTTA